ATGAGCAACAACAAGAGAGCGCCCAAACTCTCCGACGACGAGCTGACCGCGCTTCTCTCCGCGGAACGCCAGGATGCGCTGGCAGCGGTGCAAGCAACCAAGCTGTCAGAAGATAGGGAACGCGCGCTCGAATATTACGTCGGCGACGTCACCATGGATATTCCCGACGTGGACGGACGCTCCAAGGCCGTCTCCATGGACGTGGCCGACACGGTTGAAGGTCTGATGCCGCAACTGATGGAGATTTTCTGCTCATCCGAGGAGGTAGTGAAATTCGAGCCGGTCGGTCCCGAGGACGTGCAGGCGGCCGACCAGGAGACCGACTACGTCAACCACGTCTTCATGCAGAAGAACCCCGGCTTCATGGTTCTCTACAGCATGATCAAGGACGCGCTGCTGTCCAAGGTCGGGGTCGTCAAAGTCTGGTGGGAGCAGGAAGAGAAGGAGCATCGGGAAACCTATCTCGACCTCGACGACGATGCGTTCGCCATGCTGGCGGCCAATCCCGAGGTCGAGATCGTCGAGCACTCGATGCATCCGGCCGATGGCGATCCCGATGCGGATGGCCGCGATGTTGGCACGCAAGGACTGCGCAGCGAAGCGAAAACCCCGCAGGGCGGCAGCGATCCCGGTTCCGCGCCGAACCCCGGATCAAGTCTGGGGCAGGCTCTCGCCGATACGCAGAGCACCTCGGCGCCGATGGGCGTCGATCCCAACGCGGCAGTGCTCACGGGAACCTTGCAGGCGTCCGACGTCGCCGGCGCCAAGAAAGAGCAGCTCGAGCCCGCAGAGCCCGAAGAGCTCACAGGGCCGACGCTCCATGACGTGACCATTGCGATTAGGAAGATCTATGGGTGCGCGAAGGTCATGCCGGTCCCGCCGGAGGAGTTCGGGATCACCCGGCACACGCGCACGATCGCAGAAGCCGGCTATTGCTTCCACGAGATCCCGCGCACGATCGGGATCCTGCTCGATCAAGGATACGATGAGGAAGCGCTCGACAAGCTTCCCACGTTCGTCAATCCGCCGAACATGGAGGAGATCTCGCGCGATACGGTCAACGAAACCCGCCGCGCAATGGGGAACGAGGGGCTCAATCCGGCCAATCGCCCCGTCGTTATCGTCGAGCACTACGTGCGCATGAACTACGACGGCTCGGGGCCGGCGCTCTATCGGGTGACGACCGGCAGCCGCGACACGCCGATCCTGCTCACGCGCGACGGCAAGCCCGACATCGAACGCATCGACTTCATCCCATTCGCGGCGATGACGCCGGTTCCGATCACGCATCGGTTCTTCGGTCGGTCGGTCGCAGATCTGGTGATGGACATTCAGCGGGTGAAGACCGCGCTGCTCCGCGCGCTGCTGGACAACGCGTATCTCGCCAACAATCCCCGCACCGAGGTTTCCGAGACGCACGCCACGACGGAAACACTCGACGATCTGCTGGTGTCGCGCCCGGGCGGAATCGTGCGCACCAAGATGCCGGGCGGCCTCAACATCCTGGCGCACCCGGACATCGGCGGCCACGTGTTTCCGCTGCTCGAATATCACGACAGTGTCCGGGAATGGCGCACGGGCGTGATCCGGCAGGGCCAGGGCATCGACGCCAATGCCCTGCAAAACCAGTCGGCCACCGCGGTCGCGCAAATCTATTCCGTCGCGCAAGCGAAGATGAAATTGATCGCCCGGATCTTCGCCGAAACCGGTATCCGCGACTTGTTCTCCCTCCTCCACGCCATTATCCGCAAGCACGGGCAGGAAGCCCAGACCGTCAGGCTGCGCAATCAATGGGTCACGGTCGATCCGCGCGACTGGAAGGAGCGCAACGACATGACCATCCAGGTCGGTCTGGGCTCCGGCGGGAAAGCCGAGCGCCTGGCGCACCTCATGGCCATGATCAACATGCAGAGGGAGGCGGTTGCCGGAGGTCTTAGCAATCTCGTGACCCCGATGAACCTCTACAACTCGGCGAAGGAAGTGGTGAAGGTGCTCGATCTCAAGACGGTCGACCCGTTCTTCACCGATCCCTCGACGCAGCCCGCGCCGCAGGCCTCGCCCGACCCGAAGCTCTTGCAGATTCAAGCGCAGACCCAGGTCGAGCAGGCCAGGGTGCAGGCCGACGCCGCGCGCCAGCAATTGCGGACGCAAGCCGACATCGCTTTTGCGCAGAAGCGTTTCGAGCTCGAGAAGCAGAAACTGCTGCTCGAAGCGGAGCTGAAAGTCCGCGAGCATCACATGAACATGGCGGGAAAAATGGCGGATATGCCGGCCGAGGCCGGCCAGCCGCATCCGCTCACCGCATTCTCCGACCTCGCGAACGCCATCCGCACGGCGCACGCGCCCAAACGCGCGCGCAAGCTGCCCGATGGCTCCTGGGTCAGCGAACCCGCACAACCGGCGAAGTAAGGATCGAACATGGCCGCTGGCAATTGGATCGTCTACGACAGCTTCAAGCAGTGGATGGCGGACGGCACGTTCAATCTCGCGTCCGACACGTTCAAGGTCACGCTGCACACCAACACCTATGCGCCGAGCCTGTCGAATCAGGTCTATGCCGACCTGACCAATGAGCTTGCGACCGCCAACGGCTACACCAACGGCGGAGCGACGCTCGCATCGGTGACCTGGACGAAATCCGGCTCGACCACGACGTTCACCAGCGCCAATCCGACCTGGAACGCGTCCGGCGGATCCCTGGTGTTCCGCAAGGCGGTCATCCGCAAGTCGGGAACGGCCAACGGCCACGTCGATCCGCTCGTGTGTTATTGCGTGCTGGACGCTTCGGATATCACGATTACGGACGGCAGCGCGTTCACGATCCAGATGAACGCCTCGGGCATCATCACGGTCTCGGGCGCGACGTCGTAATGGGCGCGCAAGGTACGGCTACGCTCGATTTCGGGACGTTTCCCGGATCAGCCGATGCGAGCGTGGCGGTGACGGGACAACTCGGGATCGTCTCCGGGTCCCTGGTGGAAGCCTGGGTGGTGCCGGCGGCGACAAGCGACCATTCCTTGGCAGAGCATTACATCGATCCACCCATTGTGATGGCTGGCGAGGTTGTTGCCGGGACCGGTTTTACGATCCGCGGCTTCAACCAAGAAGGCGGGGTGCCGCGCTGCTACGGCAAGTGGAACGTCGCGTGGGCGTGGAACTGACCGCCGTGGCGGTCATCCCGGGCGCGAAGCGCGACCCGGGATCTCGAAAGGTAAAACTCCGACATGCCAATCGGCACCATTCAGCTCGCCGGCAGCGCCAATGCCGGGCCGGCCGAGGTCGAGCTCAACACGCTCGCCGCGCGGTTCGTGGCACGGCCGGGCGATTTTGCGACGCTTGGGGCCTATGCCTGCTCCGTCACATTCTCAATCGTGCTGGGATCTGCGTGGAGCCCGAACCCACCTGCGAATGCGCCGGTGTTTGCCGTCCAGTGGACCTCGCCCACTGTCCTAGGCCTCGTCAAGAAGCTTACCTGCGCGGTCGCCAATGCCAATTCTACGACCTCCGGGCTTGTTGCGGTTCAGTTGTTCAAGGTAAGCGGGTTTACCAAACAATACGATCTCTACAGCAATGACACCAACAGCACGCCGAGTTTCGCATATATCCAGACCGCCTCCAGCATCCAATTGAACGCGGGGAACAAGCTCCGCACCAGCATGCCGGCGAGCCAAATTGCCGGGCTGCAGGAATCCAATCTGGATGCGCCGACAAGCACACCCGGAGGCGCGATGCCAGCCGGTTCGAATACGCCGGGCGCCAACATCGTTACGATACTCTCTGGGTTCTCTGCTTCGGATATCAGCATCACGGGTCTGACCGGCGGCACGCTGACGTTGGATGCCAATTCAGTCGGGGCAATTGAAGGATCGCAGCCCGGCGCAGCCGGGTCGGTTCCTATCCCGCCCGGCAGCATCCTGTGGGACGCGCGAGTGGCAGAACATCCGCTGCTGCTGGATTATCTGACCGGGCTGGTCGCAAAGATTTCGCTGCCGGGCACGACTGGGACGTTCCAGGTGACATTCGACATGAAATGGGAAGAGCTCGCGCTCTACTCGTAAGGAAACAGCATGAGCGGTATTCAACTTGTCGGCAACGCCAATTCCTCGACCGCGGCCGAGGTCGAGGCCAATACCAAGGCGCTGCGCGCCGTCATTCGCCCCGACGATTGGGGCTCGCTCGGCATCTATTCGCAGGCCGGCGTGTCTGGCACGATGGCGGCGGGGCTCGGCGCCAACGCTCCGATTTTCTCGTTCCGCAACGGCAATGCGTCGAACCTCATCATCGTCAAGCGTGTGCTGTTTTCTGCGGGGAACACATCTACCAACTTTACCACCGCCGGCATCTGCACCTTCAACCTGTTCCGTTGCACGTCTTTTTCCGCCAGCGACACCGGCGGCACGCAGATCCTGCCGGGCTCCGGTGGCAAGCTGCGGACGTCGATGGGCTCCTCCCTGCTCACGGTTGGCAACAATTCCGATATCCGCATTTCCTCGACGGCGACGTTAACCGCCGGGACGCGCACCAAGGACACCCAACAGCTTGCCTCGATCGTGACTAGTATTGTGACAACGGCGGGAAGCGTCATCGTGCAGCCCGCCACGGCATTGTTCGACGCCCGTGTCGGCGAGCATCCGTTGGTGCTAGTGCAGAACGAGGGCTTTGTGATCGAAGCGACGGTGCCGGGCGTCGGCACATGGACGTTCACGGTCAAGGTTGATTGGGAGGAGCTATCGGCCTACTAGAATCCAAAACTGTCCAACACCGTTTTTAAATGTCGCTCCTTCTAAAGCTGCAGTCGGGGCCGACGACGGCATATCCGGGCGTCGGATCGATCCTTCTGACCGGCTTCGCGCCGAGGCCGACCACGATCGGCAAGCCCGGGGTCGCGTCCCTGACGCTGACCGTATTTGCCCCGAGCGGGAATTTTGCGGTCAAGCCGGGCGTCGGAGCGATCACGCTTACGGGGTTTGTTCCCGTCCCGCTGCGGCTCGCCAAGCCCGGCGTCGGGGCGCTCACGCTCACGAGCTTTGCGCCCAACGTCAAGCGGACGGTGTTTCCCGGTGTCGGCGCGATGACGCTTACGGGTTTCGCACCCAAAGCGCTCTTGCTCGCAGCGCCTGGCGCCGGCGCCATCATGCTGACGGGCTCAGCGCCCGGCGTCAAGCAGACGGTCTTTCCTGGTGTCGGGACCATCGCGCTGACGGGTCCGGCACCGAAAGCACTGTTATCGGCGCTTCCGGCCGCGGGTTCGGTCAACCTCACCGGCAACGCTCCCCAGATCGTGATTCGGCCGGCGACGATCCTGCAGAAGCACGGACCAAAGCCATCCGGCCCGGTTTTCACCCGCAAGCGCTACGATGAGATCCAGGCGGCGCTGGTGGCGGAGCGCGCCGCGGAACGCGCGGCCCGCAAGGCCATCCGCGATGCCAAGAAGCGCAAGGCGGCGCTTGCCGAGCTCGAACGAGCGCGCCTCGCGATCGAGGCGGCTGGCGCAGCGGCCCATGAGGCATCGGTCCAGGCCCACGTCCATCTGCTGCAGAGCGCGTTGCAGGCGGCCGGGAAATCCAACGCTGCGGCTTCTGCGATGGCCGAGATCGATGCGCGCACCAGAGGATTGAGAGCCGCCATCGCCGCGGCACAAGAGGAGGAAGAGGCCGTCATGCTTCTGCTGCTGCAATGAGCCTCGAGGACAAAGTTTCCCGCGGCAGCCGGGCGCAACGGTTGCTGGACGACGAAATGCTCGTCGAGGCATTCGCCAAGCTCGAGCACGAGTACGTCGCGCAATGGCGCAACACCGAGTTCCGCGATCAGGACGCGCGGGAGCGGCTATGGTGGGCGGCGCGGGTGGTTGCCAAGGTGCGCGAACATCTCCTGATCGTCGCCAAGAACGGCCAGATCGCGGACCGAGAAATCCGTGCGCTCACGGGAAGGAAGCGGACGATTTTGGGTTAGCGCGAAAGCCCCTTGGGATGCCCTTGAGCCAATATCTGGTCGGTTTTGTTGGCTGCCAATGTCTCGATCCAACAAGAATGGAAACGTTGAAATGGAATCCCGGGAGAATCATCCCATAACCAAAATGCACGGCTTGAGGCTGATGGACTACGGCCACGCCGCCGATCGCGTGGCGAGCGCCGCCTGATGGGCGGGTCCTTGGATCTTCTGGGATATGGTGTGCCTGCCGGGGCAGCCGACTCTGGTCTCGGCGGCATGCCCGCTTTCCTGCCACCCTTGGGCACTCCATCCCTCGACGCATCGCTGCATCTCGGCGCCGCGCTCGGCGGCTTGCCGGTTTATGCCCCTCCGCAGGGCTATGGCGATGCAATGGCGATTGCGCAGCAGCTTTTCCGACCAGTTCCGAGCGCCCCGGACCCGTGGGCCGGCGCCCGCCCGATCAGCCCTTCCGATCTGGGTCTCTTGCCGATGCAGCGCCCCGCCACCGCGGCTGTACCAATCGCGCCGGCAGCGACCGCGGAGAATTTCGGATGGTTGGGCCTGCCGGGTGCACGGGGACTCAGTCCTTATGATGCATCCGCAGCGCTGCCAGTGACAGCATACGGACCGGGAGCAGGCAATTATACGCCTATGCCGCCATTCCCCGGAGATGTGCAACGGTCCGATGTACCAGGGGGCAGCAGCGGGCCAAATGAATGGTGTCACCTGATGCCGGGTAGCCAAGCACTCGGGTTTTGTCTATATATATGCCCGAGCGGCGACGTGCGGCGTCTTCCCTCGGTCGGCCCACTGGGTTGTCCGCGCTCGATGATGCGGCATCACGGCTTCGGACCGAATGATTGAGCACTCCAATGAAGCTCCCCGGAATTACCAAACGGGCTGCTCGCGCGATCAGTAAATTAATGCTCCTCTGGTCAGAGAAAGAGCGGGAGGAGTGGTTGCCTGTAATTTCGTGGCTGATTGGCTCAAACGAACCAGGCTTTGTTCCTGGACCTTGCCTCGGAGGTCACCCGGCGGAAAAGGTTCCGACCCAGTGGATTGTTGAAGTACATGGAATCAGAGTAGTGTACAATCTCCCTCCTGAGATTTTGGAAAAATATCAAGACTGCGTCCTGGACTATATGGGAAACCAATTCCTATTCATTGAGCCATCTTCCGCGAAATTCTTGGGCGCGGAGCTGTAGAGCGGCGTAGCGGCACGGTGAAACTCGCGTTCGAGTGGTGCCTCAGTTGGAGAGTTAGGGAGAGACTGGGCAGGAGGTATCGACCACGCGCCCTGCGATTACAAACCAAATGAGCCAAGATGTAGCTGAGCTAGCTCACACAATTGGGGATTTGGTTGGTGGTTCTCCTTGAGCCAAGATCTCGATCGGACTTTTCCCGGCTGCTTAACCCCTCGACCGAACGAGAATGGAGTCTGAATGGAATTTTGGGCAATCAATGCCATGATCATGACAACCATCTTAGAGCTGATGGACCACGGCACCGCTTTGTCCACCGGAGGAGTTTGTCCCAAGTGGCGGCATACAAGGAGAAATCGGAGGCGGCATTTTGCGATGTAGGTGATTCGGTACTGATAAGGAAAGCGTAGCGCGGCCCCTCATCAAGTTGTATTTTGCATGCGAATAGCGACGCAGGGCACCCATGTGGCTCAAGCGAAGCATCTATAGCCTGACGGCAAGTGGACCTCACGCTGTCCAGCGATCGGAAGCTATGGTACCGTGGATCGCATCGTTGGCCGTGGCCCTCGCTTTAGGCCCCTTTATTGCAAAGCGATTTATTCTGTCAGGTGAGCACGGCTATGTGACCTGGCTCGTGGTGGACTATACGGCTCGGTGCATATCGCTCGTCGGCGTCGTTCTTGGCTTCCGCTCGGGGCTTCTCGTCCGTTCCAGTCCGCGAGTTGGAGTTGTCACCTCCGTTGTTGTTCTTTTGATCTTGGTCGCTGCGGAGCTTGCCCAGCAACTGGCCGTCTATCCGGTACTGCACGACTATTTTCGAATCCTGGAGCTTTCCTAGACCCCTGTGATTCCCGACGCGCATGTCCGCGTTGCGGATCTGCTGTTGGGTCTCTTTCTCGTTGCGCTGAGCGAAGAGCTCGTCTTCCGTCGGTTCTTGTTCGCCATAATCGAACGATGGTCCCAAAAGGGCCTTGTAGTCATCCTCATAAGTTCGACAATTTTTGCTTTGGTCCATTTCACGTCGGGAGTTGCCGACACGCTAAATGCATTCGTGCACGGCGTACTTTTAGGCAGCGCGTTCTGGAAAGCCCGCCGCATTTCGGTGTGTATTGCGGCCCATTATCTCATTGATCTGTGGATCTTCGCGGCATGAGGAAACTCGCGTTCGAGTAACGTCTCAGTTGGGGATTTAGAAAGAGACTGGGCAGGTGATGTCGATTACGCGCCCCCCGATTACAAGCCAAATGAGCCAAGATATAGCTGAGTTCGCTCACACACGAGATTTTTTTGAATTTGTCGCAAGGAGATCATCTCGAATCGTGCACCAGGCGATGCCTACGACGGGGTCAGCAGGATAATCAATACGGTAAGACAATCCGGTAATCTAAACATGCAAACCATCTCCGAGCCGGCGGGATCCGCGCGCTCACGGGAAAGAAGCGAACGACTTTGGGCTAGCGCGAAACCCTAATCAGGAAAACCAATGGTCGAAGCCACACAGGTCCCCGGCGCGCCGGCCACTTCGGTTGTCGCCGGCCCTGGCGATCACACTATACCACCCCGGGTTCTCACGACCAGTGCAGGGGAATCCACCGCGTGCAGACTTGCAAAAACATCGGCGCGTCATCGTAAGGAATCGAACCCGAAACCAACGGCTGTTCCAGAGCCGGTTTTGAAAGAAAACCCGGCTGCGGCACACCCGCAAGCCAATGAAGACGGCGCTCCTGCGGAAGCACAGCCCAGCGCCGAAAAAACTACGACCGAGCGCGAGCCCGTCCCGGAAGCGAGCCTTCCGCCCATCGAGCCGCCGCGGTCCTGGACGAAGGAAGCGAAGCAACGATTCCAATCCTTGCCTCGCGAGACGCAGGAATATCTCCGCGTCCGCGAACAGGAACGGGATCGTGAGGTCCGCCGGAGTCAGAACGAGGCCGCGCAAGCCCGCAGAACCCTCGAGGCCGAGCGGCAGGCGGCAGCACAGACCAAGCAGCAGCACGAGCAGGCGCTGCCTCGATTGCTCGATGCAATGCAAGCAGCGAATGCGGGCGAGTCCGCGGACGTCAAGACGCACGAGGACATCGAAAAGCTCGCCAAAGAGGATTCGCTCCGTCGTGTCCGATACGCGGCCCGCCAGAAGCAACTGGCGCTCACCGCGCAAGAGGCGAAAGCCGCGGAGGCGCGGCGAGGAGCGGAACAGGCGCAGCAGTGGAACGAGTACGCGGACAAGCAGGACACGCTCTTCATCGAGCGAGTCCCTGAGTTCGTCGATCCCTCCTCTCGCGCCGCCCTACAGCAAACCGCCAACGACTACCTGTCCGATATCGGGTTCAGTCGAGAGGAAATGACCGCACTCTATAACGGCTCCGTCCTGCGGGACGCCCGGATGCAGCGGGTCATCCTCGACGGCGCTCGTTACCGGCAGGCGCGCAATGCAGCCAGGACTGCCATGCCAGCGCCCGGATCGTCCGGCCAACGCCTTGGCCTCGGCCAACCCCGAGTCGATCCCAGACTGGTCGAACTCGGTTCCCTGAACCAACGGCTCGCAGAGACCGCAAGTCTCACAAACGCCGCCGCACTCCATGGCGTCGCTCTGAGAAGCAGACACACGCTGGCGGTAATCGAGCCCGAACAAGAAAGAAGCTAGACAATGGCTCTCGCTACCAATGCCCTCGCCACCTACGAGGCGATCGGCAACCGCGAAGATCTGTCCGACGTCATTTATCGGATCGATCCGACCGACACTCCCTTCCTTTCGTCGCTCGACAAGGAAAAAGCCACCAACGTGAATCATGAGTGGCAAACCCAGGCGCTGGCCGCCGCTGCGACCAACGCCGCACTTGAAGGCGAGGACGCGCAGGCGACCAACGCCGTGACGCCAACGGTGCGTCTCGGCAACGTCGCGCAGATCTCAACCAAGATCGCGCGCGTGACCGGCACCCAGCAGGTCGTGCAGCACGCCGGCCGCGACGATGAGCTGGCCTATCAGGAAATGCTCAAGGGCCTCGAGCTCAAGCGCGACATGGAGCTGATCCTGTCGGGCACCAACCAGGCCAAGAACGCCGGCAACGATACCACGGCTCGCCTCACCGCCTCGGCGCTGAGCTGGATCAAGTCGAACACCAGCAAGGGTGCCTCGGGTTCCGATCCTGCCGCGGCGGACGGCACCGGCACTCGAACCGACGGCACCCAGCGCGTCTTCACCGAAGCGCAGCTGAAAACCGTGCTCAACTCGATCTGGGTTTCGGGCGGCAAGCCCGACACCATCATGGTCGGCGCGTTCAACAAACAAGTGTTCTCGACCTTCACCGGCCGCGCCACGCCGTTCGAGCAAACTACGGCCAAGAAGATCACCGCGGCGGTCACGGTCTACGAATCCGACTTCGGCACGCTAAAGGTGGTCGCCAACCGCTTCTCGCGGGCGCGCGACGCGCTGGTGCTGCAGATGGACATGTGGGCGGTTGCCTACGTCCGCAACATGGTCTCGCTGGAGCTCGCCAAGACCGGCGACTCCGAGCGGCGCCAGATCCTCAGTGAGTACGCGCTGGTCGCGAGGAACGAGAAAGCCTCGGGCGGTGTGTTCGACCTGACAACATCTTAAACAACAGAGCCAGGAACCAGCTTGGCCAACTCGAGGGCCAGTGGCTGAGGCCGCTGGCCCTCTCTCTTTGGAGAAAACAAAAATGGCTCTGCCTGCAAATCGCTCTTTGCGACAGGTTCAGGTCGATTGCTTCTCACCGAGCGTGGGTGCCTCGCCTGTCGCTGCCGTCGCGCGCGCTCCGAGCCGCGGCACGATCGTGAAGGTGGGAGGAGTGCTGATCGCCGGCCTCTCGACCTCCGACTGCTCGGTTGCGGTCAAGATCAACGGGACGGCCATGACCGGCAGTCCCTTCACCATGACGCAAGCCGGTTCGGCCGAGGGATCGGTATTCACCATGATCCCGACCGGGGCGAACAACGTGAACGAGGACGACGCAATCGAGTTCGAAGCGTCCGGTTCGGCCGGCGCGAGCGTCGGCTGCACCTTCTTCGCCGTCATCGATAGGAACGACCTCTAATGGCTACCTCGAATCCGTCGTCAACCTTCACGCGGCCGAACAACACGACCGCATATGCCGTCGGCAATCTGGTCGCCAACTCTACCACGGCTCCTTCCGTGGTGCCCATGAGCTGGACGCTGGGATATTCCATCGTCACCGCGCCGGTCCGCTGCAAGCGCGTGCGGCTGCAGAAGTCCGGGACAACCATTACCAACGCCACGTTCCGGGTGCATCTTTACGGAGCATCGCCCAGTGTCGCCAACGGCGACGGCGGCGCATGGTCCACGGACACGTCGGCCAACTACCTCGGCTATTTCGACATTACCCAGCAAGGCACAACCTTGCTGGCGTTCACGGACGGTGGCGCCGGCTGGGGTGCATTCGCGGCGGGCGGCGAATTGAACCTGAAGCTTGGGGCAGGCAAGACCATCTACGGCCTGCTGGAAGCCCGCGCGGCTTACGCCCCGGCCGCCAACGAGACGTTCAGCGTGACGCTAGAGCTCATCGAGGACGGCGGCAGCGGCGGTAATGACTGATAACCTGTCCCGGGGTCGATCCGAGAGCCCGCCCCGGACGCGATCTGGGGTTCTGCTGCGTGTCCACAAACAGGACCGGGCGGTCGAGCACTGGCAGGATTGCGAAGGAATCGTCGAGCACATCAAGGCGATGCGCGGCCAGAATATGCGCCGTGGCTGGGGAAGACCTGTGTGTGAGATCCCCAATATATTTGTCGCCAAATGGCTCAACGAGGATGGCGTGAACCTGCTCAAACTGCAGGGCGATGAGTTGAGAAAATTCATCGCCCGCAAGGTGTTGACCGATCCGGCCTTCCGCGACCTGCGATACGATTATTCGGTAAGAACGAACTGAGATGCCACTCACCAATTACTCCGACCTTCAAACCCAGGTAGGCAACTGGCTCGCCCGGTCCGACCTGACCGCGAACATCCCGGATTTCGTGACGTTGTTCGAGGCGTGCGCGAACCGCAGGCTGCGCACGCGGTTCCAGGAGAACGCCACGGCTACGCTCACCCCGGACAGCATCGGAAGAGCCGCGCTTCCCGCCGATTATCTCACCTGGCGCAACGTGGTCTGGAACGGCTCGCAGCAGCAGACCCTGGAGTATGTCAGCCCGAGCGTCTTGTCGGGGCGGTTTCCGACGGGCAGTCAGGGCGATCCGGTCGCGTTCACCATCGAGGGCGGTACGCTCATCGTGGGGCCGCCCGATTCCAGCTCGCTGATCTTCGATTACATCGCCAAGGTCAGCGCGCTCTCGGGCGGGGCCAATTGGCTGATGACCAATTATCCCGATGCCTATTTGTTCGGGACGCTAGCGCAAGCTTACGGTTTCATCGGCGATTTCGACAAGGCATCGATGTGGGCGGCACGGCGTGACGCGGTATTCGACGAAATCGACAAGCTCGACTTCGCGACCAAGCTGCCCTCGGGCATTCGAACCGAGATGGTCGTCGTCTGATGCTCATTCCCTGGGGAGAGTACCGCCCCGACGTCTCGGACTACGAGGGCCAGCACAGCAAGAACTTGTTGAATGTCCTGCCTCGCGGGGACGGCTATGGGCCGATGCCCGACGTGAACGTGCTCACAAATGCGCTTCCAGCGGCGTGTCGCGGCCTCTTCGTCGCGCTCAAGAACGACGGCACGGTCACGATCTTCGCCGGAACGGCAACCCGGCTCTACAAGCTGAGCAACATCGATTACACCTGGACCGATGTCTCCAAGGGCGGCAGCCCCTACATTTCGCTCAATCCCGCCGAGAACTGGCAGTTCGCCCAATTCGGAAACAGCGTCATTGCCGTACAGGCGAATGCCAACCCGCAGGTCTTCGACATCACGGCCGCATCCGCTTTCAGCGATCTCGGCGGAAGTCCCCCGCCAGCCCGATACATCGCAACGGTGGGGAGGTTCCTGGTTCTCACCGGATTGTACGGCGCGCCGTATCGCGTGCAATGGTCCGGTCTCAATTCCATCACGACCTGGACCTCTGGAGTTTTGCAGTCCGACTACCAGGATTTCCCAGATGGCGGCTTCGTCCGAACATTGGCCGGAGGCGAGTTCGGGGTCATTGCGCAGGATACCATGTTCCGGCGAATGACCTTCATTCCCGGCTCGACGGTTGTGTTCCAATTCGAGAAGATCGCCGAGAACGACGGTATCTATGCGCCCTACAGCCTGGTGCGCGTGGGGAGCCGGGTGTTCTATTGCTCGCCCCAGGGCTTCAAGGTCATCGACGGGACGGGCTCCCCGGTGCCGATCGGCAAAGAGCGGATCGACCGCACGTTCTTCACGAACGTCGACAGCGCAAATCTGCAGCTCTGCATGGGCGCGGCCGACCCCAACTCGAGCCGGGTGTTCTGGGCCTACAAGTCGACCTCGGCCGGCGGCGCGACCTTCGACAAGGGACTTTGCTACGATCACGCGTTGGATCGCTGGACGCCGCTCACCTGGACCGGCGAATACCTCACCACGCTGAAGCAGCCCGGCATCACGCTGGAGGGGCTCGACGTGCTGGCGCCGGGGATCATCGGCATTACCGGCGCCGCCAACAATGGCTTCGGCGCGATCCGGCTGACGCTCAGCGGGTTGACGGCCGGAAGCGGACCGGAAAATACCAACCTCAATGTCGAGAATAGCGTCGAGGTCTATGGCGTCGTCGGCACGACCGAAGCCAACGGCAACTGGCGCTTCGCGATCGCCGATTCGACGCACATCGACCTCATCGGCTCCACGTTCACGAATGCCTATGTGAGCGGCGGTTCGATCGGCGGTTCGCTCGACCAATTGCCGCAATCGCTCGATCTCTATTCCAACGCCTCGCTGCCGCAGCTCGCCATGGTGAACGGCTCGCACAAGGTCGCGCTGTTCACGGGCTCCAATCTGGAGGCGACGTTGGAGAGTTCCGAGCACGGCGCAGCACCCCAGCGCATCCGGGTGCGAGGCTTCATGCCGATCACCGATGCAACCGGATACTACGGGCGCTTGTCCTATCGGGATCTGCAGAGCGCGCCATCCTCGCTCACGTCCGAGATCGCCGTCAATGCAATCGGCAGGATCGACGTCAATCAATCCTGCCGCTATGCGAGGGGCCGCATCCGCATTCCCTACGGCACGAGCTGGAGTTATGCGATCGGGGTCGAGCCCGATGCGCTACCGGAGGGCCTGCGGTGATCCCCGGCTACGTCCCGGCTCCCAACGAAAGAGACCTCTACAAGATCGGTCAGGCCGTTAGGGCGGCGGGGGATATCGTCAACAATTGCGTCTATGTGGTCGGGCAATCCGCCGTGGCGGTTTCCCACACCGGCGACGCCAACGAGTTCACGTTCGCGACCGTTACGGTGCCCGCAAAGTCGATGGGACCCAACGGGCGGGTGCGGATCACCACGTTGTGGACCCACACCAACAGCGCCAACAACAAGACCCTAAAGATCAAGTTCGGCTCCACGACGTACAAAACCATCATGGATACCGCGAGTGCCACCGACAGGTTCCAGGTCGAGATCGCCAACCGCAACGCGACCAATTCGCAGGTGGGCTCCGCGAGCGACGGGACCGGCTTCGGCGCCAGCGCCAATGCCGTCGTCACCTCGAGTGAAGACACCACGGCCAATGTGACGATCACGATCACCGGGCAGCTCGCCGCCGGCGCCGAAACGGTCACGCTGGAAAGCTATCTCGTCGAGCTGATGTCCAAAATATGATTTCCCGTATTCTTGCAAAAGTTGTACATTGTATTATTGCCCCGCAATCATGCGCGGGATTATCATGGTCGCGGGAAAGCCGGGATCCTTGTCACGATGAGAGCGCTCGCGTTCCGGAAGAATCGGCGGCTCCGTACCGCGTGGAGGTCCAGCCGGGTTCGTTGGCCGCCAATGATCATCGCCGTGATCGTGCTCGCCGCCTTAATCCTGGTGATTGCGACACATGCGGAGACGCCAGCGGCCGGTCCGGCCGACGAACCCCCGACCGAAAGCACCCGAGCGGAATGTGCGGACCGAGTGTCGCGGTTCGTTCATGAACTGGACGAGTTACTAGCGGCTAAGCCGCGCTCCGTAAATCCTTTTCAAGATTTGTTGGAAAAGTATTTTCCAGTGAAGGGTTGCGACATAGAGGAGATAGTCAAGATATGCGAAAAGTCGAAGTACATTTGGCCAATTGATCGGACATTCGACGTGGTGGTGATCGACTTCAGTAGTTCTACATTTTGGAATCCGCATTCCGGATTCAGGGTTGGTTTCGGACTACGGAAGTCGTCCGGTGATTCCGAACTGCCGTACGCGATGGTGAACAAGTAGAGAAGGAAATGACAGAGAAAATCGGCGTTACTTACCTGCCCGTGATCACACCATTGGAGGGCTCAGCCTATCATATGGCGCTTTTCTACGATAAAGGAGACGGTAGCACGCCAAGAGTCATTGAATTTGGACCTGAGAACGAATCGTTGGGGACGAGCGAAAAGATGCAAGAGGTCTTGAATGACCTTTGGGGAAATCACGGCGGCATGTCTAGATTTGGTCATTTGATTGGCCGCGATAGAGAATGGCGCACCCAGGGTTTTGACCCGCAATCGAACGATTCTCTGCGCCTGCAGGAGATCCTTGCAGAAGGCAATGATCTCAGCGCACCATGGGCTATCATTCAGGGCACGAAAGCCGAGGCCAACGTCAGCCGGTACCCCTATCTTCCGTGGTCGCAAAACAGCAATACGTCCGCAATGGAAGCTGCGGCTCGGGCGGGTCTTCGTCGTCCCTCGGGCGTCGCGACCGATGTAAATGGTGATGTGCACGTATGTTGGCCTCCAGGTGCGGGAAACAGACTAACTAGCCCAGAGAGCAGCGATATCGGGGCGCAGCCCATGTCGTACGAGTTCACGACAAGCCGGGATGAGCCGGCCCCGATGGTGAATGCGTTGAGCTTGCCGCTGCAAGCGACTCCGCCGCGTGGAGTGCCTGGAGCGTCAGGCAGCCCGTTCTGGTCGCAATCGTATCCAGGCGGCGATGGTAGCGCGCTCCCGGCGTCAACTCTGCAAACGCAAGCGCCATCGGACGAACTCCCGGCATTGTGGAATGGCTTCCCGATCCCTCCGGCACTGAGAGAGGTAGCGGCCTGGGCCAGGCGGACGGCGCCGCAACCGGAGCCGAACCCTGGGACAGCTCTGGCCCCTCCTCAAGCGCAGATGACGCCGCAGGAACTTCCGACGCTGTGGAATGGCTTCCCCATCCCTCCGGCATTGCGAGAGGTGGCAGCCTGGGCCAGCCGGACGGGGCCGCAGGCGAATCCAGATGTCTCCGGAACAGCTCCGACCGGCGCTCCAGGGCAGATCGCACCGCAGCGAGCTTCGGCACCGGGTCAGCAATCCCCGGAATCTCTGCTGCCTCCGGAGTTGCGGCCCCTGGTCCGGTTCTTTGGGCTGGACGATTCCTGATCCATCGAGCTGCTGCGCGAATGAATTTTCTGCATCGCGGCGTGTGCGTTCGGCACCCAGCTCGCGCGGCGGCGCCGGCGCGCCGATCATAGCCTCGTCATCAACGCGAGATCATACGCCGGTAAGCCATCCTTCCTGGAGACATGTTGCAATCATGATCGCCTGCGTTCCTCCCAATCGCGTTCCCGAGGTGTGGAAGGCGGTTCACGGAGCGATCACACATGCGCTGCGGCGCGGCAATGTCGGAACCGAGATCGGTCAGGTGGAGGCGGACCTGTTTAACGAGCTCGCGCAATTGTGGGTCGCTCCGGGCGGCGTGGCGGTGACCCAGATCACCAAGAGCCGGCATCGCTCCTACCGCACCTGCACGCTGATCGCCTTTGCGGGCGACTATGCCAAATGCATCGAATATTTGCCGACGCTCGAGCAGTTCGGCAGGAACGAAGCCTGTTCCCGGTTCGTCATCCTGGGAAGAAAAGGCTGGAAACGCCGGCTCGCCGACTACCGCGAGCCTTACGTCGTACTAGAGAAGGAACTATAAGAATGGGCGGCGAAACCACTCAAACAACCCAACAGAGCCAGCAATCGCAGACCGATCCATGGAAGCCGACGCAGCCGTATCTGGGGCAAGCGTTGCAACAGCTGGGACCGGCGCTCGCCAACACGGGAACGTCGTCCGGCGAAAGCTCCGCGCTGCAACAGCTGATCGCCAACGCGCAGGGCATGCCGAATTTCGGCGGCGTGGCCGGGGGCCTCGCCGGGCAATTGCTGAACGGCACGTATCAGGTCAATCCCAACTCGACCGTCGGGCAGTCCTACGACGCGCTGAAAGCGCAGTATGCCCCCTATACCGGGTCGGACTATCTCAACCCGTACAACAACCCGGCGTTCCACAGCTATCTCGACACCACGACGCGGGACATCGCCAACCGCGTCAATTCGATGTTCGCCGGAGCGGGACGCGATCTGTCGGGCATCAATCAGGAGAGCCTCGCCCGGGGCATCACCGAGGGGACCGCGCCGATCTTCGCCAATCAGTATAACCAGAACGTCGGCGCGCAACAGCACGCCATCGATTCGCTGTTCGGCGGCGGCCTCGGCGCGAGCGCCGCGGGCGTCGGCAACGCCCGGACGGGGCTGGGCGTGGCCGGCGCGCTCCCCCAGCTCACCAATCAGAATGCACAGAGCTTGCTGCAGGCCTACGCGCAGCAATTCGGCCTGCCGCTCTCCAAGCTCGGCCAGGCGGAAAGCTTGCTGTTGCCCATCGCACAGCTCGGGTCGCAGTCCAGCGGCACGGGAACCACGAACACGACGCAGCAGGCTCCCTGGTACTCCAGTGCGCTTGCCGCCCAGAACTTGCTGCTTGGGTCAGGCCGGTCCGGCAATAACGGCTTGCTGAGTCTGTTCGGGGGCGCGGGTAGCGCTCCTGGATTCGCGGGCGCAGCCGCAGATGGGGCTGGGGCAGCCAGCACAGCCGGTGCGTCCGTCATGGAGAATGCGCTGCCATACGCTCTCGCTCTGCTCCCGTAAGGATTATTTGAATCGGCCTTCTCGACGCTTTGCTTCCTGCTGGCGTGCTGGGGCCGGCTGACTGCCGGTGTCTGCTCGCGAGCTACAGAGCGATGAGACAGGGCTCTTGCAAGAAGGGCACCGATGGGCCGGGCAGAAGCATTGGCGCCGCGGGCGCCTAATCCAGATGTAGCGGCAGAAGGCTGATCTTGCCGATCTCGCCTTGTTGCTCTGATTGGAGATCAACGAAGTGGGTATCCTCGACCTTCTTGGAACCGGCATGGGTTGCGGCCGCGCCGTCGATCGCGCTGCTGGGGCCACGTTTTCGACGGGCCGGATGCTTACGGCTTTCCGGGGGAGTTTCTTCCGCAGCAATCGAACGGTGGTGTGATGGGCGGGTTCAGCGCCTACGGCTTTCCGGTGGCGCCCCTTCCGCGGCAATCGGATGGTGGTGTGCTGAATTTGCTCGGCATGCTCGGGACCGCTCCTTCAGGATCCGGGATGCCGGCGGCCGCCGCAGAGAATTTCGGTTGGAAAGGTCTGCCGGTGGTCCAAACGCCAGCTCCGTCGCCTGGGGTCGATTGGGCATTCGCCGCTCCCGCGTTTCCGGGGGGCGAATTCCTTCCGCAACCCAGGAATTGGCAAGAGATCGCAAACGCCTTGCTCAGCGGCGATAGATCCGCCCCCCCCGGCGGCGACGGCGGAGAACTCCGGATGGCAAGCTTTGCCGGCCGGCCAAGCGCCGGGCTCATCGCCCGGTGCGGGTTCACAGTCGGTTGGCCCATCTTCCTCGGCCGGCAGCGAACAGCTGGGCTTCCTGGAAACTTGCCCTTTGAAATGGTCTTATCCGCTACCAAATGGAAACAAAATGTGCATATATCAGTGTACGCTGCAGGGCCTTAGACATAAAGAAATTCCCGGACTGTTACCCTGCCCAGCCGGGCCTTTCACACCTCGGGACTTTTGACGCAGAGAAGTTGTGTCGCGTCGGAGTACGATCTGACCCCGGAATTCGCAGGCCATTCATCGGGTCTGGAGGAGGCGGATTGAGAAAGCCTACTGCCCTTTCCGTCACCGACGCGCCGTGCCAATGCGGGTCCCTTGAGCGGGACGCACGTGATCCCGGCTTTCCGGTGAGATATGACGCGGAATGGAATGACTATTACCTCGATTTGACATTGTCGAAAGGCACAAAGCTCAGTCTTATCATCTACCACTGCCCGATGTGTGGGGGCGTAGCCTCGGAGACGAAACGGGACGGTGCCTTCGCTGCCCTCACGAAGGCAGAACGTCTCCGCGTGCACGGGCTGATTCGCGGTGTCAAGACAGTCGAGCACATCGTACGTGCGTTTGGTCCTCCTGATCGGGATTCAATGAACGAACTCCCCGATGACCTTCCCCTATCCATCCGGACCATTCCGGGAACTGATTTACAGCAAGTCGGGCCCCTCCGCCAGCTTACCTACGAGCATCTCTCCGATACAGCGGAAGTGCAGTTCACCATATACTCGAATGGCAAGGTCGACCGCTTGATCACTCCAAAGTATATCGCGCCCGCGACGGGAGCACGGGATTCTACTTCTCCGCGCGGCTGATGCGACCGATGAAAGAAATCGCCATTTCCGGCGCACCGGTTTCGAGCTGAGGCACCGTCCGAGTCGTGAGCAGCACGACCGGTCGGCCCCGACCCGCTCAGGATCTGCCGGGCACGTTCGGCATCAGCCCGTATGCATTCGCGTCGATAGCTGCGACGGCAGAGAATTTCGGATGGCAAGGTCCGCCGAGTACAGCTGGCATTACCCCCGCTGCATCCACCGGCCCGGCGATGCCGATGGCGAACGGGTTGCTCCAGGGATCATTTGCGCCGGCAAGCATCGCGACGGGCGGAGTATCGGCTGGTGCCGATTCGGCAACAGCCGGGCCCGGTTCGAGTTTGGCCGTGATTTATGGAGGGAGCCGAGGCGATAGTGGCAATCCCCTTGGACACATTGCGATCGCCGTTGAAGGCCACGGATTGTATAGCTTTGGAACCAACCCCCCTCTTGGGTCCTCCATCACGGACTATGTGAACGACCAAAAGTCGCAGCGGGACATGGCGGTCGTGACAATTCCGACTAGCCCGGCACGGAATAAGGCCGTGCTCGGGCTCCTCGCTCGGTGTCGGTTCACAATCGGTTGCGTCGTCTTCAGCCGGCGCCCAGCAGCCGTTCACGCGGTCCTTGACGCCTGCACAAGACCTCGCCCAAATGCTGTTGTCCGCCGGTCCCATGTCTTGCGCAGACGCGCATTCGGCCTGCCTGAGGGCCGGCCGGCCACGCTTCGTGTGCCTGGACGCCGTGATGAATTGTTGGAGAGGACAAGATACAATATTTGGGCCGGGGATATGGGGCAGTCCCCGGCTTTAATCGATCCGACGCCGACAAGGGAGGAGCCAATGAACAGCAGTGAGCGGCAGCAACTGTTCAATCAACTCACGTTCATATGGATGCGCGTTCGAGGAGAAGCGCTTTGGGGACGCACTTTTTTGCTCCTTTGCCAACTATTTGATTTCTCGCGAAGCGCAAGATGAAGAGTACCAGAAAACATGTCTAATTGCATTAAAGGGGACTGTAGACAGTCTCTTGCCGGAAAGCGAGGTTGCGAAGGACGAGTGTAGTTTTTGCGGCCGTCGTCCACCTGAAGTCCGTCTCGCAGCCGGACCACGCGCTTTCATCTGCAACGAATGTGTAGCGATGCTGACGGCGGAGGTGTTTGCAAGGCCGGCCTAATCAAGCGCCGCAGGGGGCGCTCGATTATCTGCGGCAATATAATGACCCGCATGGCATTGGCCTTTTCGACAACTGCGCGAATCGCACCGGAACCGCGCTCATGCGCGCAGGCATATTCCCATACCCGGAAATTCTCGCCTTCCCGCCGTTGCCGGCGAACGTCCTCCTTCAAGCGTTGAGCGCAGACGGCGCCAATGTGACGTATTTCCCAAAGAACGGATCTCCACCCGACCTCAGCAGGTTCGATCCGCGGCCGTGACACTTGACCGCTCCGTCCGATATCGGAAGCTCGCGCCTGATAGTGCCTCAGTTTGACAAATTACGTGCCTAAGGAGACATTATTCGGATAGTGTCGAAGGCGCGCCCGTCGCTTCCGAACCAAATCAACCAATACCCGGGCGTCAAAGGCGCCAAGGTGTCGGCATAGCCGAACTCTCTTGCACAATCCGGTGGAAGGCGTGTCGTCATCGGCCTTATGCCGCATTTCCCATCCTAAGACGGGGCGCCCATCGTGCCGACAACTTGCTCGGGCGACATGCCGAGCGAGACGTTCTTGAAGTTTGCAGCCAAGCGATCGTCTCGAAACGTGCAATAGGCGATGCCTGCGGCCGGCAAGAGCACGATCAGGGCTGCCGTAAGATATCCTCGGAACTTCATCGCCTGAGCCGAGTCTAAGGAGAAACTAGTTTAGCAGTGTAGATGACACGCCCGTTGCTTCCGAACCAAATCAGCCAATACTCAGGCGTCAAAGGCGTCAAGGTGTCAGCATAGCCGAGCTCTCTCGCGCAATCCGGCGGCAAAGTAGTCATCGGCCTCGTGCCGCATTTCCCATCCCAAGACGGGGTGCCCATTGTGCCGACAACTTGCTCAGGCGACATACCGAGCGAGACGTTCTTGAAGTTTGCAGCCAAGCGATCGTCTCGAATCGTGCAATAGGCGATGCCTGCGGCCGGCAAGAGCACGATCAGGGCTGCCGTAAGATATCCGCGGAACTTCATCGCCGGAGCCACCTTCCGAGCGCCTGGGGTCTCGACGGGAGCGATGGTTCCAGTATGACCGCTTCCCCTGACGAAACCAAGGGCCGTTCACGCGCACAGGTTTCGGACTGAGGCACTGTCCGAGTCGTGAGCAGCACGACCCGGGACGACGGAATGGCCAATTGCCTTTCGTTTCATGTTTGATGCGGGGAAGGTACGGGACCCGGGCATGGAAGCGTATTCGCGCCCGCGCTCAGATCACTAATCTGCTTGTGTTTTTTGCGTCCGCATCGGGCGCGTGGCCCTAGATCGGCGAAGCCTCGGGCAGCCGATCGATACATTCGCAACAACGAGAAGAAGAACGAGCGATGACCCTCTACACCTGGAGCAAGACCGCCTCCAACAACGCCACCGCCGATTCCACCATCAATTGGGCGGAAGGCCAGTCGCCGTCGTCCGTCAACGATTCCGCACGCGCGGTGATGGTCGCCGTCGCCAAGTTCCGCGACGACAACAACGGCTCGATCACGACCGGCGGCAGTTCCACGGCCTACACAGCGACTTCAAACCAGGTCTTCGACAGCCTGGTGCATCTCGATAAGCAGCAAATCACGATTGTCCCGCACGCTACCAGCGGCGCGTCTCCCACTTTGAATGTAGACAGCCTCGGGGCGAAGGCAATCAATTACGCGACGGGCCAAGCTGTAGCGACCGGCGCGCTAGTCCAAGGCACGCCATATAGACTGACCTACTACAACGCGACCAACGAATTTATTCTCGAGGGTCAGGTTGCCGCCGTCACCGGCGCGTTCACATTCGCTGGCGCCGTAACTTTCAGTTCGACAACTTCATTCACGGGCAAGGCCTCGTTCACCTCTACCGATTCGATGGCGATCGCGAAGGGCACGACGGCTCAGCGCAACGGCAGCCCAACCGCCGGAGATTTCCGGTTCAATTCCACGACGAACACGCCGGAGGTCTATGACGGCAGTGGTTGGAACGGCCTTATCCTGCCTTCAGTGGCACCGCAAGGTTATCTGACCCTCACAAGCGCAACGCCGATAATCACTGCCGATGTAATCGCAGCGGCGATGGTCTACTACACGCCGTTCATGGGCGCGCTGATTCCGATTTGGAACGGCACCAATATGGCGCTCAACAGCTTTGCCGAGCTCAGCCTCGCGCTGAACAGCAATCATGCTGCCGACACGGTGTACGATGTCTTCGTGTTCCTCAATAGCGGGACGGCCACGGTAGGCACCGGCCCGGCATGGACGACGTCCACGCCTGGGTCCGGCGCTCGCGGCAGTGGCGCCGGCACCACGCAGCTCGCGCGACAGAATGGGATCTGGACCAACGCGGTTCAGATCACGGCACGGAACGGCGCCAACACGTACACCGTGACGGCAAATCAAGGAACCTACGTCGGCACGGTCTACATCGACCACACCGCTGGTCAGGTATCCTGCCATCGTAGCTACGGACAAAATCGAAAATGGGGTGTTTGGAACGCCTATAATCGTCAGCCGATCTATTTGAAGGCCGGTGAGAGCACGGCGACTTGGACGTATACCACCAACACCATCCGCGCATCGAACAACGTCCCTTCGGCCTACGGCGCCAACAGCTTCAACGTCGGCAGCGGCACCACTTGCAACGGCATGGTGCTACTCCAGGGGCTGGCTGAGGAATCCTACGATCTGCGCTTTGTGCAACACGGCGCTGCTCAGTGCGCCAATAATAATTCCGCGATGAGAAATGGCATCGGGATCAACTCTATCACTGCCATCTCCGGAAAGCGGGGTATGACTTCCCTCCAGACGGCCGGCCCCACCGCGGAAGGAGATATGAAGGCAGAATATCTGACGGCCCCCGCGCTTGGGTTGACCAATGTTTGTGCTCTAGAGGTAACGCCATCGGGCGGCTCTAACGCGACCTATTACGGCACCGAAACTGACATGGTGCTGAGTGTCATGTACCGAGGCTAACAAACAAAGGAAAAACAATGAAGATCTTTAACGCGATCACGCCATGCGCCCTTGCGCTCAGCGGCTGGGGCGTCACTCATCCCCAGGTCGGTCCGCGCGGTCCAGAGGGCGCGCCTGGGCTCAGCATCGTCGGCCCACTAGTAGCACCGGCGGATACGGCGGTGGTGCTGGCGAATACGTTGAACTCTTTATCTCATCTCCTGCCGTAACTTACACGTATACGGTAGGGGCAGGCGGTAACGCCGGCGCTGCCGGCGGTAATGCGGGCGGCAATGGTGCAGCTGGCCGCATCGAAGTCGCGGCGTATTTCCAGTGAGCTAATGCTTGCCGAACCGCGTCAACTCCATCGCGGCCACCATGCCAAGTCCGTGGGCTCGTGCGAGCCGCCATCGTTTCCGTATCGAGTGGGTGAGTTTCGCACGAACCGATCGCCCCTCATCGTGCCATTCAACCGGAGCATTGGAGAGATTATGTTCCTGGACGGCCACGAATGGATCGAGCTCCAATACCCGGAGGCATAGGCGCGGATCGCCGAATGCCACGTCGGGATGCTGGTCGATCGACCCGAGGCTACAAAACCGCTCGGCGCCGCTGCGCGTGAGCAAATAGGCCGCCGCACCCAGCGAGGGCACCATCCCGACCTCTACGGAATACTTGCCAATGCGGCCGACCGGAACATAGCGGTAGTGGTGCCTGCCGCCCTCCAGCTTGAAGACATCAAATTCGAGCTCGGCAGCGGCAGCAAGCACTTCGCCGAAGTCCTCGGCGAGCACGGCATCATCCTCGAAGATCAGCCCGAGGTCGCTTTCGCCTTCCGCGATCATTCGATGCACGAGTCGATGCGATAATGCGCAGCCTATGGTTCCGGGGTCGCCGAACCGCCCGACCCGAGCGCCATCGAAGACTTGCGGAAGCTCCAGCCGCCCCTCGATTGCGTCGACGAAGCGGAACGGAATGCCGAGCGCGCCGAGCCGCTCGGTCATGTTGCGCCGGCGGATTTCGCAGTCCTTGAGCGAGATCACGTATACCGGAATACCGGCGATCGCGGATCGGGTCCCCATCGGGTGCATCCAAGCCGCCGCGCAACCCCGAGTCAAGGACGGGGAATGTGGCGGGAACTGCGGGCTGCCGGCACGAGGGGGGCGGCAATGGGGCGCTGGGACGCATTGAGGTCATCACGTATTTTCAATCGCCTTCTCGCTGCCGGTTGCGATCAGTGCACGCCAACCCCACGCGCCGACGAAGTTACGAAGCCAACGCAACCGGCGCCCCATTTTGTACAGACGTCCTGGAAAAGGGCTTCTGTAGATGCCTCGCCCTTGAATCGTGCTTGGTCCTTCGAGGGGGCCGACAATGCGCGGGTCGGTGTCGAGCAAGCGCAGCCCGCTGATGCGACACTCCTGATACAGACACCAATCCAGCGGTTCGCTCGCCGGCAACAATTGGTCCGCGACCTTGCGGGCGCCGGCACGCGAGTAGATCTGCCCCCTTGAACCGAACGACGGTCTGAGCGGCGCACAAATCTTCACTCCGCCCGCGCCGGCGATCACGAAGCGCCGCCGTCCCCACCAGGATTTTTCCAGCCGGAGGATGTCGAATGGCGGAAGAGTCCGCAGAACCTCGGCGTCGAGCACCACGTGGATGAGATCGCCGACGTCGGCATCATCTTCCAGCACGCACACGAACGGATCCGGACCGTCGCCGATCATGCGGCACATGGCAACGTGACTGGCCATACAGCCAATCTCGCCGGGCGTGAGTGGGGCGCCTCCCAAACGCCAATCGCCAGAGCTGATCTTTTTCACCTGATCGGGCGACAATTTCCTGCCGTCGATGGCATCGAAAAACTGAAACGGAATGCCGAGCGCGCCCAGGCGCTCGGTCATGTTCCGCCGGCGGCCCTGGCAGTCCTTGAGCGAGATCACGTATACCGGAATCGCGGATCGGTTCCCCATCGGGGCGCATGCAAGCCGCCGTGCAACCGGGAGTCAAGAACTCGCAACGGTAGTATGCCACCTTTTTAAGGGCAGAGCGGGTAGGATTGTCGATGCCCAACCCTGGCGAGCGCGGCTGCCCCGATCCAGGTCATTGGGAAATTTACTCCCGCTCCGGCAGTCGACCGTCGGCGGCGCCGTGGGTGAAGGTTTAGGAGCTCTAATCCCTTGTCGGCTGAAACGCCGTTGGAGGGCGGCCGGCAATGGCGGCGCGATCGGCGGTCGAGCGCCGCACGCACGCTTCTGAGCACGCGAGCAATGTAGCAGGTGATTTGAACCGATTTCCTCGAAGTTCTCAAGACTCGACCTTGACTACGGCCTCGATGTACGCATTTACACCGTCTCAGTGACAGAGCGGCCTTTGAGCAATTCAGGAGGGGTACATGCTGAGCCTTCGAGCCGGCCGCTTTCTGTTAAGACGGTTCATCGATCGCAATACGAAGTATCGTAAGCAAACATCCTCGGGAAGGGACCTCGTCATCTATTGCGATTATACGGGGTTCATTTGGCATCCGAAGACCAAAGGATTCTCAGGATCAGAGGAAGCTGCCATCAATTTGGCGAGAGAGCTGGCCAAGCTGGGGTGGAGCGTCACCATTTACAACAATTGCGGGCACGACCCGCTGTGGTTCGAGGGCGTGACGTATCGACCGTTCTGGGAGTTCAACCCTCGTGATCGGCAAGATGTGGTGATATTGTGGCGTTGGCCAAAACCCTTGGATTGGGACATCGATGCCGGGAAAATCTTCATCGACTCGCACGACACAACGAACGAAGATTTTTTTACTACACGCAGGCGACTGTCTAAGTTCAACCGACTTTTTTTGAAATCGACCTACCACCGTTCGCTATTTCCGAATATTCCGGAGTCCAAAATTGCCGTCATTCCAAACGGGATCGATTTGAGCTTGTTGGAAAGCCACGAGCAAAAAGATCCATTTCTGCTCATCAATACCTCGGCGGCGGATCGATCCATGAGCGTTCTGCCGAAGCTGTTTCGAGAGATCAAGCAACGCGTCCCACAGGCGCGCCTGCAATGGGCGGCTGGATGGGACCTTTTTAAGTTATTCAATGACAATCGCCCGGACAGACTCGAGTGGATGAATCGCACACGCCAGGAAATGGAGCGGGCCGGAATCGAGTCATTGGGGAATTTAAGTCAGGCCGAGGTCGGAAAACTTTATCAGCGTGGCGCGATCCTCGCATATCCCAGCGACTTTCACGAACTCGATCCCATCTCGGTACGGAAGGCACAGGCTTGCGGATGCGTTCCTGTCACCACCAATTCAGCCGGTCTGGAGGAGAGCGTCCAGTTCGGGATCAAGATTCCATACAAGCAGATTAATACAGCGAACTCGTCCGATCGCTTCTCCTATGGTATCGAGGATCCTGAGGCTCAGCGACTTTGGGTCGATGCTACTGTCGATCTACTGACAAATTCGGAGAAAAGGATAGCGCTTGCTGAACAGGGGACGAAATGGGCGCGCCAGTTCAGCTGGCCCGCAATCGCCGCCCGATGGGATCAGATCTTGCGGCACTAGCTCTCAATTGGGGACGATCCGTTACGTCGAATAGCCTGGCGGCGCGATCGATGGCAACAGTGCGGCAGGCCGCATTCAAGTCACCATGTGGTTCCAGTGATCCTTCCCAAGTCCATCTTGATAGCGGCGCGCAAACCGTACAGTCGAACAAACATGGCGCGCTTGCGGATCGAGAGTCCAAGCTGAGCGAATCGACCAAGGCGAGCTGTGGGAGATGGGCGGAATTGCTGATAGTCTAGTTGCGTTAACGTTGCGTCCTGTTTCACAGGATAGGGCTCCAAATCGAGCACCCGTAGCCCGAGTCGCAGATCGCCAAAGGCGATGTCGGTTATCTGATCTAGGATCGGAAACGCGCAAAATCGCGCGGCCGCAGCCTTACGAATGAGATAGGCCGCAGCCCCGAGCGATGCCGTTCCGGCCATCACGCGATACTTGCCGAGCTGGCCAACCTTGGCACGACGGCCCCATGGGCCGCCCTCGAACTTAAGAACGTCGAATCGAAGCGTTGCTGCCAGGGCAAGCGCGTTGGGAAAATCCGGGTCCGGCTCCGCGTCGTCCTCTAAGACGAGGGCGAGGTCGTCGGGTCCATCAACGATCATCCGATGCACGCGTCTGTGCGACATGGCGCAACCGAGCGCCGCTTCCGAGTGGAAGGCATCGCGCACCACTCGCGCACCATCGAATTCATCCGGTAATCGCTGATATCGTCCGTCGATCGCGTCAACGAACTGGAACGGGATGCTGAGCGCGTCGAGCCGCTCCGTCATCTTACGCCGACGGACTTCCGAGTCGCGCAAGGAAATCACGTAGACGGAAATATCTCCCATGGCCGCGGATATCACCGTGGCCGCAACAGCGAGTCAAGCCGCCCCTCCGGGCGGCTTTTTCAATGGAGAAAACATGAAACTCCTCAACGTTCTCACCGCCGTACCTGCCGCAGCCGCGCTCTGCGTCAGCCTGTGGGTATTCGAGCATCCGCAGCTCGGGCCAATGGGACCTGAAGGCCCCGCCGGCGCAATCGGGGCGGAAGGTCCGCAAGGCGTTGCGGGGCCTGCCGGTCCCGTCGGCGAGCGCGGCCCGCAAGGTGAAGCCGGCCCGAAGGGCGAGCCGGGCGAGCCGGGCGACATCGGTCCTGCCGGTCCCCCCGGCGGGCGCGGCGAACTCGGCCCGCAAGGCCCGCGCGGCCCGGCCTGGAAGCCGCGGCGCATCCATCCTCGCATCCACGCCAAAAGACCTCCCTGCACGAAAGGACAAGACAATGGCTGATTTCGTTTCGATCCTCATCGCCTTCGCGGCGGGGGTCGCCGTGCGTCAGTGGTACAAGCAGGTCTGGGCCGGCGCCAAAAAGCTGTTCGGCAAGGCCGAGGCCGATGTGGTGAGCAAGCTCGCCGGCAAGCCGGCGGTGGCCGCTGCCAAGCCCCCGGTCGCGCCGAAGTCGTGACCTTCCCCAGCTTCGAAGCCGCCAAGGCCGGGTACGGCAATCTTTGGCGGTCGATGACAATCCGACCGGACCGACGGGCCGCGCTGGAAAGCGCGGCCCGAAAGATTCTCCGCGGCAAGTCGCGATACATGACCGTGGAACGCTCCACCGGTGTCCCGTGGTTCGTCATCGGACTGGAGCACTATCGGGAAGCCGACTGCTCGTTCGCCTGTCACCTCCACAACGGGGACTACGGCTACCCCGATGCGAACGGAAGGCTCACGGTTCGCACCCGCCAGGTGCCGGCCGGCAGACCGGCATCGGCGCCGCCTTGGACCTGGGAGGACAGCGCGCGCGATGCGCTGGCGATCGACGGACTCAATCGCGTGACCGATTGGGGCATCGAGCGCATCGGCTACATGTGCGAGAAATTCAACGGCGAGGGCTATTTCGGCCACGACGTCAATTCCCCGTATGTGTGGGCCGGATCCAATCGCTACGGCGATCCGCCCAACACCGGGAAATACGTCGCCGACCACGTCTTCGATCCGCGCGCGATCGACACGCAGCTCGGCTGCATGCCGCTGCTCGCGGTCATGATGGAGCTGGATCCGTCGATCGCCGTGTGGCTGGGCTCGCCGCAGCGGCCGCCCGCGCCCGGGAAATCGCCAAAACCTCCGGCCGGGCCGCCGGTCGAACCGCCCGTGCAGCCGGGCGCGAAGCACGCGGCTGGCGCTGGCATCGCCGCCGTGCTCGCCGTGCTCGCGCACTGGCTCGGCGCGCATCCCGCCGTCGTCATCACGTTGTTCGTGGCGGTTCTCGCCGCATTCGCATTCATCATGGGCAAACAGAAATGAGCATGCTTTCCAAGCTCACGGTCAAGCTCAAAGGTTGGCGCACCGTCGCCTGGAACGGCGCCGTCGCGGGGTCCGCCATCCTGCTCTACATCGTCGACGAACTCCGCACGGTGGATTTCTCGGGCCTGTTCACCGCAAAAACCGTGGCCGCAATCATGTGCGGACTGGCCATCGCGGGCATCCTGCTCCGCGCCGTCACCACCAGCCGGATCGGAGCGAAGTGA